CTCGAATCCAAAAAATTCTGCCATAATTTACCTCATATTATCGGAGGGGATATAAAATCCCCTCGTCTAATATTATTTATAACCCTACGAAGTAGTGTCTGATTCCCAATATTGTACTTGGAATTCAACTGTAAACTCTTCGATAGTGTTCTCTGAGTCATAACTGACTTCAATCTCAGAAATATTTGTAGGGAATAATCCTCTAAAATCATATCTCTTTGTGGTTTCACCAGCTTTATTCAATTGTTCAACAATTGCGTCTGCCTGATAATCACTTGGATTTGAAAGTCCTGTATTTTCGTTATGACTATTGATGCCGTTCATCCAACGCTCCATTGCATTTCGAACTTCGAAACCAACATCATTGATAACAGTAATTGTCCAAGGATCAAATGTTCTGTCACCTGCGATTTGCAATGTTCTACCTCTGAAAAGAACAGGGATAGGTGCAATCACTGATGAAGGCATCTGAGCTGTTTTACACATAAATGATGTAAGTTCTACATCACCAAGTGCATAACTTGGATAATTCATAGTTACTTTGAATAGGTTGGATCTTGCTCCACCGCCTACTAGTTTTGATTTAAAATCATCTACTCCTAAAATTGCCATGTCTTATCCTCCCTTAACTACCTGATATCTCGGAGAATTCTACTCCGGATCTTGTTGCTATGAAGTTCAATGTAATGAAGTTGATAGATCTTGAAGGCTTGATAAAGATATCAGCTACAAATCTATTTGCATCAATTACTTGACTTGTGTTATTAGTGTCATCACAGATTACTGAGAAGTCTGTAAGTCCACGTCTACCTTTTACGTCTCTTAAGAACGGTTCAATTAAGTTTCTGAACTGAGCTCTTGTGAATTCGTCGTTAAATTCGAAAAGTTGTGCTTTAGCAGCAGTGCTAATAGCCTTTTCTAGAACGATGAATAATCTACGAACGTTAATTCTATCGAATGCTGAAGGTCTATCAAGTAAAGTTTTGTCACCAAATAGTAAAGTACCTTGACCAGGTAATGATACTAATGGATTAACTCTTGACTTGTATAGAGTATCTCTATCAGCTTTCTTAGGATTGTATGCTAATTTTGTTACACCAAGTAATTGACCTCTATTGACACCAGCTGGTGAGAACCAAGCATCAGCTACTCTATCTGCATTTGCACATAGACCTGCATGATGTCCTGCGGCTCCAATCCATCTGTAAACGTCGTTGTATTTGTCATAAACATATACAGCGCCTGAGTCAACAGCTGCATAAGAAGTGCTTCTTGCGAGTGCAGTTACAAATGCAACTACATCTGCTGCAGGAGAAGAACTTCCTACTGAGTCGTTAATATTTGGTGATACGAAAGCCATGCAATCTTTTCTATTAATAGCCATATCGACTATATCTTGAGCTACTGTAACCTCTCCATCTGCATCAGGAGCGGCAAACAATAGATTTACATCTACTGTTTCAGCGTCATCGAAAAGATCATAAGCTTGGACTAATTCTCCAGCTGTTGGAGCGTTATCATCTGAACCACCAGAAAGTGAATCAGAAATAACTGCACTAACAGTTGTAAAAGAGTTTTGAGCAGCTACTGTATTACCAGCATCAGTTAAACTAGAATCATGACCAATCCACCAAATATAATTAGAGTTATTGTTAATAACATCTTTATAATAGTTTGATGTACCATCATCTTTCTTAGCATCTGAAGCTTGTGATACGTAAGCAAAAGTTTCTAAAACTGTATTAGCAGTTCCAGAGATAGCACCATCTTCATCAACTACTACTATATGTAGTTCGTCATCTGATGATGATTTATCTAAATCTTTTGCATACTGTGATGTATCAGGAGCAGAATCAAAGTTACCAGCATATGCCCAACCGGAGAAACCTCCGCCAGGTGTACATACTTCTACTTTTAAACTATTTCCTAATTCACCAGGATATTTAGCAGCCCAAGGTCCTTTCGCAACCTGAGAACCGTCAGCATAATTATTGTCGTAGTCATCTTCATTCTTAATGAGTTGTCCGGACCCATCTACAGTCGCATTGTCGTGACCTGATGCTGCTCGAACTACTTTCAGCGCGTTTCCATATTTGAGAAATGACGCAGCTACGAGAAAGTATTTTGCAGTATTAGAATCTGGTGTTCCGAATTTTTCAGCTAATTCTTTTTCAGAAGTAACTGTAATTAATTCTTCAACCGGACCCCAATTAAAAGCACCAGCAAATCCACCAATTGATGATGAAACGGCTGGTACAACACCGGTAGCCTCGATCTCTTTGATCTCAACGCCGGGTGATACTTGAAATGCCATCGCTTTATCCTCTATTTATTGAGTTAGTTAATAAGTTACACATAATACGAATCTTCAATACTATTATTTATAAATATATGTATCTCATCAATGATCACTTTTATCATTTCTTAGAGCAACATCACTTACAATAAATAATCTATCTGGATGTACTGATACTCTAAATTGTGTCATTGCTTTTCTATTGACTAACATCTCAGAAGCAGTATCCTTCTCTGTTAGTCCTATTTCTAGTGTATATTTACGATTATTAAATATCACTCCATGTTCTATTACTGGCCGTTTATCAAATGGTTCCATGCCTCTACTTGGTTCTGATATATCAACTATTTCACTCTTAAATGTATGGCCATTCTTCTTCCAAATAACAATATCGCCATCAACTTCCATTTTATCAACATGTAGCATAGTTGCTGATGCTGAGTTACCAGTATCAAATTTAGCTCTTATTGGATTTTCTTCCATACCATCTAATATAATACTTTCAATATAACCTACTTCTTGTCTCATAAATGGTCTACGTCTTCGTTCTTGGCTAAACCAATTTAATATAATATCTAATGTTTATTTGTCTGTAATTTTCTTTGTATGAGTACCATCTTCTATATTATATCCCATAA